ATGAGGCGGAAGCGGGAATATCGGGAATATGCAAAGCATGTGAAAACCGTGAGCGATGAGGAAGTGCTATCCTTTTATCAGGGGTGTCCCTTTATTGCCCATACCTCACGCACGTTGCACGTTGCCCCGAAACGGGTAAGGCAGATTATCAGGGAAGGCGGGCTCGCATGACGGTATGGTTTAGGTGGTCATGCAATCACTGTTTGCGATCAGGGGTTACCACGAACCGGAACTTTGAATGTTGCCCCGGCGCAACACGGATGAGGCTTGCCGATGATAAAGAAGTAGAGAACGCCCGTGAACGGGGTTCCTTGGGGTATTCGGGATGGGATCAAAGGCAAACTACTTTCAAGATATGATCGTGGCAGCAATCATGTTCCTTATGGCTTTGGCGGGCATCCTAACGATCCTTGTTGTCAACGGGCGGGTGTATGGATGATCTCAAAGAACCTCATTAAGATCATCCTGATCGGGATCGCTCTCATGGTGGGGTGTGCATGGCTCATAAGTTCAGCATCAGCGGAACTCACTTATTCGATGAACATCACCCCTATCAACGATCCCCTCTCCCCAACAGTCAAACAAGGGGATACGATCTATATGGGGAAGGTCTATGATTTTTCAACCCTTGCCGGGTTTTCGCGCGAGTATGCACACTGGCACGATTGGCGGGAAGAGGATCTTAATTGCAACCCTGACGTGATCGTTGATACCCGATACTGGTCAACACTCACAAACAGGAAAGCCGTTTACATTGATCCCTCTCAATGGTTGCCGGGGAATTGGTATCAGTGGGACGGATACGAGTGTAACATAACCCATTATAATATTGATACCCATCAATGGGAATCAAGGGACGAACCGTTACAATCTGATAACAAATACGCTTTTGAGATCGTGGCGATCCCGAAAGTGTTCCCCGAACCTCTCGTAACCCCGGCGGATATCGTTCCTGTTGGAGCATACGAAAGATTTTATTCCTAAACCCCCCATTGTCTTTTTGGGAACCGGGGAAGGACACGGTTTCCGATCAGTGGAACCTTTTGGCACAAGGGGGTTTCTCCACCCCCCTTTTCGTTACCGATTATTTTATCATGCTTTACCTACCATTCATTTTTGAAGAGCGCGCGTGAATGGCAAGAACATTTAATTGGCCAGGTATCACTGAAAACCCTGACGGATCATTTTTCGCCACTGATGGGCATGCCAAGCGGCGATTGATCAAAGAGTTGCACCGTCAAGGATCAACCGTCCGGTCAAAGAAGATTGAAGGCGGGGGGTATTCAGTTACTGTTGTGGGATCCCGTCAAGTGGCACACCCCCCGGTAGTTCGCCCCCCGGTACAACCCCGCACATTACCCCGGCGGCGTTCAATCCCAATGCGGCGATATACCCGCCGTGGCAGAGCATACCGGAACGCCCCGTTTTATCGCGGATCATACCCCCGTCATCGTGGGGCGGGAGCTGGTGTTACCTCATGGCTTACAAGGCGGGCTCAAGAGAAAACCAAGAAAAGACTTGAAGAGGATCGAAAAGAACGAGAGTTCTTGAAAGCTTCCGAAGCTGATAAAGCACGATTCAGGGAACAGAAACGGAAAGAGGAAGAGTTCTTCCGGGAACGACAGAGAAGAGTTCTTGCCGGGGAACGCCGCGAGAAACTAAAAGAGCTTGCCGAAAAGGAACGTGCCGAAAAGGAACAGGTCACGAAACGCGCGGAACAGGAAGCGATCCGGGAACGGCAAAGAGAAACTGCCGAAAGGCAAAGACAGGCAGAACAGGACCGTGAAGCGGTTGAACGAGAACGGACACGCGCCAAGCTCGCTCAAGAAGCACATGCCCGCGAACAAGCCGCGAGGCGGGAACAGGAACAGGAGATGAGAAGGCAACAGCGTAACGAGCAACGCCGTCAGCATTACGCACAAGCGAAGGTCGAACGGGAACGGGCAGAACAGATCGACAAGGGAAGGCTTTCTCAAATGAGAGAACAGGAGATCACGGGATAGGCTTTATGACCTATCCCCGTTAATCAATCCTTGAAGGTGAACCATGAAGGCGATCACAAAAATCAATGAGGCGGATCAAACTGCCCGATGTATGGCGCGCGCCGAAGTTGCGGCGTTGAATCTCCCGGCGAAGGCTCATTTCCTCGCATGGGCTATTGAAACAATTCTTGGGATAATGTTCTTCATAATCCTTTACGGTCAGATTGCATACCCCCTATATCTGGATGTAAGCACTACCGGATGGGATGAGTATTCCCTCTTGATGTGGGGGTTCATGATGTTCATTGCCCTTGCCGCGTTCGTTATCAGAGTGATCCAGTCAGCAAAGGCGGGATACGAACCCGTATTCTAAAGGACGGTCAACAATGGATTTTATCAACAATGAAATTGCCCAACAGGGTATGAAGGAAGCGGAGATCTCAAAGGACGAATGGGAGAATCGACAGCTTACCCCTTACGGGAAAGCCGCCGGGATCTTCGATATCGTTTTCGTGTTCGCCTGCCTCGCGGCAACGTGGTTTATACGCCTTGCTGCGATCACGGCGGAACCCACGATCGGCGCGGCGTTGCTTGCCCTTATGGTCGTGGTGTTTATCCTGATGCTCAAGGGCATCATAAGGATCCTGTTCGCGCGGGACAGTTATCAAACTGTAATTGTGCGACAGATTTAAGTTCCCCCTTTTCTTAATACTGTATTGCAAACAGTCCGGTGAGGTGATCTTAATGTTTGAACGTGTCAAGGCTCACGCCCACAATATGATGGCAAAAGCCCTTGAGATTACCGGCGCACTTATCGCGGTCAGCATCGGGATCGGCATGGTTGCCGCGCCGATCTTCTTCAGCACCAACACTTCTACGTGGGATACCACGTCGCAGACGATCTTCCCGATCCTGTTCGTGCTTGGGCTTGTCGTTGTTCTCTTCGGGTTCCTTTGGGCTGCAAAGTCTAAAGGGGCAGAGTGAACCAACTACCCCGCTTTTTGCGGCATACGGCGATCTGGTTTCTAAATCAGTGGCGGGGGGTTTCTGCCTGTTCCCCCTGCCGCCTGATCATCATCCGGTTTTAACGGGCAATCTTTATCATACATCCGGGTTAATAACTTTCTGACTATCAATGTCAGAGGGTTGTTAATGGGGTGTGCTGATCAGTTTTCTAAAAACAGGTTTCTAATTACTCTCGCGTTTCTCGCGGCGATCGCCCTTTCGTTCCTTGACGTTGCAACCACAACGTACGCAATCAGCATAGGGGCTCAAGAACTCAATCCATTCATGGTTGATAAGCCCCTGATACCCATGAAGATAATCGCCCTTATCCTTGTGGGGGTCCTCGCTTATCTCGGAGAGAGATTCATGAGCAAGGGGTACATTGCCCCGGCAACCTTTGCGGGATTCACGATCCTGCCGGTTGTGAACAATGTCCTTTGGATTTACGGAGTGATCTGAACATGGATTCAATGAAGGTACTGATATGTATGATCGCATTGATCGCCGTTGCCGTTCCGGTCGGTGCAATAACACAAGAACTTGGGAATGGGGGAGTAGGAAACACCGTTTGGTACGGATATGATGATGTTAATCTTATCTCCGGCGGGTGTGCCGGAACGGATTATATGGTCATAGATTCCATCCTCTATAACACGAATCTAAAACACGTTGGATGGTTTACTTTTAAGGGGAATATCGGGAGTGGGAGAGGCACTTACGGGACATATTGCGGTCCGTCCGATTCTGATTTTAGGAACATGTCAAGTACTACCCCTTACTCTGAAGCAGATTCCCGCGCCGTTGAATTGTACATCGGCTCTGACCGGATCGGATCAGGCAGAATCGCTTACAATACTTATGTCACTGGGGGATCGATCTACCTCGCAATGTCGTTCTTCCCCGATTCCGTTGATTGGGATCTATCCGATTATTCCGGAACTCAAATGCTTAACATCACATATGAGGATAGTGAAGAATTTGATGTAGGTATGGGGACACTGAACTCCGGTTCAGCAGCAAGCACTTACATGACAAATTCAACGAATCCCAAGATCGGGCTTTTTGGAAACCGTTCATATAATGCTTGGATGAATGGAAGGTGTCATGCCGCGCCGGGGGCATGTGGTCTAACGTCAGGGGTAACTGATTACGGGTTCGCCGGGTTTTATCGATATTCTTTCTACTCCCTGTACTCTTTGGTCAGGGATGCAACTTCCGGACTTACCTCTCTGACGTTCTATAAACAAATGGAAGATACTAATGAATCATGGGCATCAATGGTTTACCTGACGAACGGGAATCATTACGTTTATTGGAATGAATCAACTGTCAATAATGTGGATATAATCTCTGAAGAATTCCCTAATCAGCCCCCATTACAAGTTTGTGCTAAAGATTACACCGGGACGTGGTGGAACGGAACGATCCTATACACAACCGCTGATCTAAACACGTACCAGCTTATCCTTGATAATGAATCGGTAAATACTGGTGCGGAATTTCATCCCCGCATTTATTCAGTGACCGATCTCGATCTCTCTGATCTAATCCGTATCAAGTATTACGCCGAAGGGATTGAAGGGAACGCATGGCTTGATAACCTATATGTCGGGGGGAATAAATCCCGCCCGTATGATATGCAACTATCAGGGGGTACTTGGTACGGATGGGATGAAACCACAACATCTTACTCTGTTGATATGGGGGCAACTGCCCCGAATCCCGTAACCGGAACCCTTGAGAACGCCGGGGAGTACACGATCCATGCAGATGTTCAAACATCCGGGGGTTCATGGCAGCTTCTTGAGGCAAACCTAACCGTAGGGGGATCTTCCGCGTGTTTTCAAGTGATCCAGATTGAGAACCTACAAGGGAATTTGATCGCGGGATCCACTATTGCGGTTTACAACCAGAATACCGGCGCATGGACTAACACGACAAGCACTTCAGGGAAATCAACGATAACCCTATCGGGATATAGCCGATACAAGATTTACGGGGTTGCATCCGGCTACACCACGGATTCATTTGATCTTGAAACCGGATATATCGGAAGCGCGGGGGAAACATGTTTCGCCCCGATAGTCCTAACCCTCATTTCAACGGCGGAAGCTGGCGGGGGGAATATCCTTCTTGGATTCATGACACAAGAAGATGAAAGCCTCGCGCCGATATCGGGGGCAACCGTGAAGATCGAATATACCGATCCATCAAACAGTACCCTGATGAGGCGATCACTCACGACAGGGAAATATGGAACAGGATCTTTCAATCTCGTTCCAAATACAACGGAAGTGTCATATTCGGTAACTCATCCGAATTACAAAGGGACATCAGGTACGTACACCACTACAACAGAGAATCACGTGATCTTTGTTGATATGATCCCGATCACGGCGATCACAACCCGGACAACCGCCGCAACCCCCACACCCACCCCTTACGGGACCCCTCACGAAACCTCAAACAGAACGGGCTTTTGGAAACCCGTGATGGATGGCTTTGTTCAGATGGGCGCGAGCAACGCGGAACTTGATATCCTTATGGCAGCACTCATAGTGTGCTTGGGGTGTCTAATCGGGGGGCTCGGTCCGGGAATGATGCACCCCGGCGCGGGGTTCGTATCTGGTATTGGGGCGAACGCCGGGGGTATCTTTGCGATCATCCTCGCATGTGCTTTCAATTTCATAAGCATTGTCTGGATCATCGCGGCGTTCATGTGGATCGTGTTCGCGTACATCTTCTTTAAGTAAGGAGTGAAAGATGGCGCAGCTTGCGAGGGAACAACTCTTCCAAAGGATCCTAATCTTTTTTGCTATCGTTACGGCGATAACAGGGATCTTCAATATGGCGTATGCCGGTCAGCTTGAACTCTCAACCTTCAGCGGGGTTTCCGATTCAGCTTCAGCTATCCCCGGTCAGGTTGTGGGGGGTTTCGGGATAGGTTCAGCTTCAGGGTATATTGAAGGGGCGAATACGGCGATAGGAACCGTGATAAACGAGATCGACTTCACAACTTCGGAACAGATCAACTCAAATGTTACAACAATTGTGAGTGGGACATGGACACTCATCCAAGGAACAGGGCTCACGCTTACATCAACCCCCATCCTGTCTGGGATAAACCCGGATCTCAATCCGTCAGTGGTTGCGGCGCGGAATGTTCAGTCAGAAAACGGGACATATACGATCTCCGTGACGGTCAACAATGACAACGCAGGCGGATCGTTCTATGTTTACCCCCGGTTCATATCGGGGTATTCAGGTTCCGATCTTAAAGTGGTCTTTGATACTGACGGGGTTCACATCAAGAAGTTCCCGCTATATCTTGGCGTGTTTGATAATGGGGATGATTACTTCTTTGCATATGATCAGGCTCAAGACACTTCGGGCTCATCAACCATAACAACGGAACTTCAAGAAGTTGTTTCGCAACAGCTTTCCAATACCCCAGATTACATATCAACACTAACCGTAACGAAAGATGGGGACGAACTTTTCACAACGAATGTGAGGTCGATCCTCGCGGGAACAAACATCAACGATCAGGTAAGACACGGGGGGGTAGGATCCGATACTGTCGGGTTCATCATTGAAGGATTCAGCAACACGGCGATGGTAGATAACTCAAGCTCGTTCTTCTCTGGATCTCAAGGGATCGCCGGGGATCCATCAGGGGTAAACCCGCTTGGTGCGTTCTACTCATTCTTTGATCTCATCGCTCAAGTATTGGGGCTCACTCAAAACGCCTTTGTCCCATTTTGGCTTTGGGCTATTGTTGCGATCCCGTGTCTATCAACGCTTACCCTAATCGGACTTGCGATGTTGCGAGGTAATTAATAATGAAGAAACTTTTCGCCGTACTAATTACCGTAATGATGACCATGATCCCGGTTTATGCCGTCACTATCGAAGAGATAAAACAGTATGCTGAAGGCGGGGGAGCCGGGAATAACACTTACATTGTGAATAATACTTACCTAAACGCTTCAATCAGCGTGAACGGAACCTTTACCGGGGATCCCGAAACATCGGCATCCGTTACAAACGTGGGATCCCTTTATGCCGTTCTTCTTGACTTTGTGATCCCGCGCGGGGCTCAAGGAGAACAGGGTGTGAACGGAACCCCCGGTGTCAACGGAACGCCGGGCTTGAAAGGGGACAAAGGGGACACGGGCGATCAGGGGGTGAACGGGACACCGGGCTTACCGGGATCTGATGGAACCCCCGCCACAATAGATGTGAACGGGACATTCACACTATCAGCAGGATCCCCGGCATCGGTTACGAACATCGGGACGGTACAGGATGCACTCCTGAACTTCTTTATCCCTGCCGGGGCTCAAGGAGAACAGGGTGTGAACGGAACCCCCGGTGTCAACGGAACGCCGGGCTTGAAAGGGGACAAAGGGGATCCGGGTGAACCCTCATCCTTCGATGAAACAAAGTACCTATGGGTGAACGGTACTAACATGATGCTTGCCGACACAAACGCCGGGGGAAAACGGGTTACGAACGTTTCAAACGTAACCACTATGGGGGACGCTATCCCGTATGTGCCTTGGACGGCATGGTCGCCAACACTCGTATGGACAACGGCAACCCCTGCAAGCATTTCAACAACCGCCCGGTACACCGTGATCGGGAAAACCGTCTATTTTGAAGTCAACATAGATAGTCCAGATAGCAACGGTGCGGCGGGGCTTACTATAACTCTCCCGGTTGCCGAAGCAGGATCAAACGTGTTCAACCCATTTTCGGCGTATGAGATTTACGGTTCAGGGGGATCCACGTATGGGGCTTTGATGGCTTACCTTTCAGAATCCGATGACAAGATCAAGTTCCTGAACTTCAATGCAGGAACGGATGGGAAAAGGATCACGGTCAGGGTGACCGGGTTTTATGAGATAGCGTGAGGGGGTAACATGAAACGACTTCTCTTTATTCTGGTTATCTTGGCAATCCTCGCGGTTGCCCCGGCAGCGGCAACGATCAACATCTCCGTGAAAGAAAGATCTCAATCTCATATAACGTGGGAATGGGATCCGGGGCTTACGATTACGAACGCGAGCATTGATGGATATTGGATCCGCCTGTTCGATCCGCTATCAACAGAGTTCACCCTATCCGATCTCCCATCAAATGAAACGCATACCTTCAACCTTTACACGGCAACCGATACGGGGACGAACACAACAAAAACGCTTCGGGATACTTCCTCTTATGGAACGTTCATGGATGTAGTGAACGACTGGATATATCTCATTATTATCATACTCCTGATATGGGCGGGGCGGGCTCTTTCAAAATGGTTCTACTGGATCGCCTCGTTCGTTTCCTTGTATGCCCTCGCAACGTTCATTTCGAAAAGTGAAAGCATCATAACTGACGTATGGCATCTGCCCTTCCTGATATATGGGGCGTTGTTCATCATTCCGTTGCTGATGTTCTTCTTTACCCCCCGGCGGATGAGGTAACACTATGAAAACAGAGTATGTGGTTATCGAACAGGGAAAAAACATCATCATAAAAGAAAAGGAAGGCGTAATGAAGAATGGGGATCCCCGCTTTGTCAGGGTGTCTAATTTCAAAGGGAAGGATGCGGGGGCAAACGCCTTGAATTATCTTGAACAGAAACTTTCGATCAGAAAGGGAACGTGATTAGGACATGGTATTCGGAAAAACGGGCTCTGTAGTGTACCGGATCAGGATCTTTGATAACTTCCATCACATCATGACGGCGGAAGTTCCCGATAAGGGGCAACGGTACATAACGGCAACGGTTCATTCAGAATTCTTCGGGCTTGGGGAGAAAACAAAACTTGCCTTCATGATCTCCCCCGACATTAAGCCGTTCATCCTGAAGGGGCATATCTATGAGATCAATTATGATATCCGTGATTCAGTCCCGATGGGGGATCTTCTTGATGTTGCCCCTAACCTGATTTACGAGATCAACGGGAAGTACAAACTTATCGCGGAACTACGTAAGGGGAAGGAAGGATTCATGAAAACCGGGACGGAGGGGAACAAAGAGGATCCCGGCGTTGTTGATGCTGACTTTGCCGTGAAGGCGGATCCCGATATCGATCCTCTCACGGACAAGGTTGATCCCAACAAGAAGCAGGAAGATCGCGGGGCGAACGACAAGCGGAATATTGATCCTTTGATACGGGGGGCAAAGGACGCGGCGGATCTCGCGGCGGGGCTTTACAAACTAAAACGCAACAAGGGGATGGAAACCGAAGATACCCTTGAGAAAGTCCTCGCACTTTGCAACGCATACCCCAAGCTTCTTTATTGGTTGCCGAAACACCTTGACCTCGAGCCAGAGATTCACTTCCTTGTTTCACAAACAAAGGTGGATCGTGTAGGGATCATGCCCTCGTATTACATCGCTCAAACTGGCGCAATGATCTCTGAAAAGACACTTACCCGCCCGAAAGAACAAACAGGATGGCAAGATGTGGCGAAGCTTGGTGTAATCGTCCTTGGTTTCGTTGCAATCGTGGGGCTTGTCGTGTATCTCCTTACGGCGTGATATCATGGCGGAAAACCCCCCTCTTGCCGGGCTCACTTCCCTATCAGTGCCGGTCACTCAAGCCCTTCAGGGTTCAAAGACAGGGAAGCAACCCGAAAGAAACAAGTATCGTGAGTTTCTTGACGCGATCCATAAAGCCGCGTTCAGTGAGGATGAGAAACACGGCGAACAGCAAACCCGCCTTGAATGGGATAACATTGAAGGGGAGATAATGGGGAACGTCCTTACTCAAGATCTCATATCGGGAACTATGCTACTCCACGTCAATGACGGATTTTTCTCTTTTGAAAGCCCCCGCGCAATAATCGAACGTCACTTCATAGATGGTGTGGCAGAAGCATTGCATAAACGGAAGTATCTGATCCCCGGCGTATCGGTGATGAACGAACGCCTCAACCGGCTCATGGTATCTTACAAAGGACAGGGGCGGGCGGAACTCATCCAGATGTTGCAATCATTCCAAGTGTCAATGCAGGAACAGGAACGAACGGATCCACTTAAGAAAACACTGGGGCGGATCTAAATGATTTACGGGATTCTTGGCATGATTGAGGATGAGCGAAACCCCGGCGTAATGAGAGCTTCCCCGTGTGGTTGCGGAAAAACGAACTTCCTTGTTTACCTCGCGTATCAGGAGTACATCACGAATAAACGCCCTATCGTTACAAACTTCCATACCCGGTTCAAAGGTGCGCCGTGGGGGACTGCATCATGGTCAACGTACATGAGCTCTCAAGAGATCTTCGATAATTGGTTCGATCTTGAACATGGAACCGTGATCTGCATTACAGAGCTTCAATCCCTTTTCAATAGTGCAGGAAGATCTGCGAAAGTGATCACGTATATTGAGAAGTGCCTTCAGCAAAGGCGAAAGATGGGGTTCGATCTGATATGGGACAGTCAGAGCTGGTCAAGCGGGGATCGCCGGATCAGGAAGAACACGGATTATATTTACCGTCCTGAAAAATGGCATTGCCGATTGAACGCTGAAGCTGGATGTTATGTCCCTTATGAGAAATGTGTATTGGATAACTGCGATGAACGCCACCAGATTCTTGTGTATCAAGAATACCCGGAACCTAAAACGATTGAAGATCTCCTGAAACCTAAACTCATCTTGAACTCATGGGAGATCGGGGAACTCTATGATACAACAGAGGTAATGAAGGATACCCTAAAAGCATCTGACAGGTGGGAAGAAAAATGATCGCCCGCCCGATCCCCCCGGATCTTTTCAATGCGTCAACCACTCGCGCGATTGATGGGTACACCATGATTCAAAATGGGATATGGGGGGCTCTCATTGAACGGTACTGGTTTCAATCAATCATAATCTTCATTGTTGCCCTTATCATGTTGCATCTCTGGTCAGAGTTTTGTGTTCACCTATGGAAAGCATACTATCAGAAACAAAAAGATGGCAAGGTGGTGTACAATGACAACCACACGGAAGATCGGGATCGTTGA